ACATATAAGGTGAGTATAATGACTTTTCATGATCATCGATTCTGTCATAATAGTCTTTGTTTCTGTAGTCTACTGCTTTAAGACCATTACGAAGTTCAAAAAACTTTCTTTTACTTTTTTCTTTTGATTTTGCTGGCATATTTTAATCCGAACATTGTACAGTCTTTTGCTGATGCAAATGTTAATTTTACTTTACTATTCATGTGTTGTAAACCTGAAAGTTTATCATTTAATTTTACTTGAGACAACCAATCAAAAAAGTCTACTGCCCAGTTCCGGTCCATCCATACAGGAGTCCCATCACTAGTAATGATTATTGGTGCATCTATCTTAATTGTTTTCCTACCAGCAAGAGCCATAATCTATCTGTTCGCATTGTCTTGATATGTCTTTTACAAAGTAAGCACATACTGGATTTCTTTTATTCTCTAGCGGTACTGCTAGTAGTTGTCCTGATTTAATTTTAGGAAAGTACCATTTAACTTCTGTGTAAATGTCTACAACATCAATAGGATAAAAGTCAGGCTTAACACTCTCTAACGGATTAAATGTAAAAGCATCAAAGCCTCTATCATTTAAACTTGTTATAGGTAACACATGCATTTCTTGTTGTCCTGCTTCACCTATTAACATTTTCCAGTCTAATGGCATTTTTATTTTCCACTTGCCTATCTGTAACACAGCCGCTGGTGCATTAAATGATTCTAAAAATATTAAAGGTATGTAAAAGAAGTCTGGTTCGTTTGGATCTGCGTTATCCAATACGGCAAACCTCAAATTTTCATCTACAAATTCTGGAATCTTTTCCAGCTTGTAGGTTCTGTTATCTAGTGTAAGGATTTTCATAATTTATCTTTTCTATATTATACGGGTAATTTGCCTCTTTGTAAAACTTTTTCCTTGCCGTTAAGTGTCTTTTTGCAAACTTGCAAGAACTGGTAATATCCCATATCTGCACATTCTCTTTATCTTTTGCTTTACGAATGCCTCTACCGATTGACTGTATGACTCTTACGAATGATTTACCAGGTTCAATAAGAACAAGATTGAATATCCTAGGAATATTAATTCCAACGGATGCGACCCCGTAAGTTGCAATAATAATTTTATTCGTTGCAGTAGACACTTCATCGTACTGTTCTTTCCTATCGACATTTTTAGTGGATCCGGATACGAAAACCGAATCTTCTAATTGTTCTTGTAATATTTCACCAGCTGATATTCTATCAACTAGTATTAATGTATTTCCTGATGAGGATATATCTTTAATGGTATTTGCGACCCATTTCATTCTAACTTTATCTGTAGTTAGCCATTTCAGTTCCTCTGCATAAGTTTTAAACATCGGATGGTCTTGCGTCTGCAAAACATTTACATGACAGTTTGCAAGTACACCTTTCTCTTGCAGTTCACTTGCTTGAATTCTGTGTGTGACATCACCTATGCTACATTTCAAACCCATAAATTCATATTCTGCTTTAGGAACTGTACCTGTTAGTCCCCAACGTATGCCACAGTGTGCAAACGGTCCTGTTAATAATCTTTTTAGTACATCTGCCTTGGCCATGTGTACTTCATCTATAATCACTGTGTTAATTCCTTTTATTGCTTCTGCAAATGCTTCTGAGTGTTCGTCTTTACTTTTCTTTTCTAATATGTTTAATGATTGCCAAGTTGCAATAGTGTTAAATCTGCCCAGCTCTTTTCTGTCTCCGTAGTACACACCTACATCTAGTTCACAAGCAATAAAATCTTCTTCTGTTTGTGTTACTAGACTTTTGTTTGGTACTATTGTTAGTGTACGTCCGTATGGCTCAACTAGTTGACATAGTGCCGCAGTGATTATTGTTTTACCTGCTCCTGTGGCTATCTCTTGTATGCACTGTGGATTTTCTATAAATTTGTTTATTGTTTCAACTTGATAATCTCTTAACTCGACAGACTGTCCTGCCATCGGGTGTGTTGCAGGCCATTTGATATGACTTAGATAATCTTTGTCTACAGCCTTAAACTCAAAGTTGTGTTGTTCTCTAAGATCCTCCATCTCAACATATACTCCGCCGTCTTCTAGTATGGGAAGTATTTGGTCAACTAGGTTCAAGTAAGTTGTACCACCTAGACCAAAAAACGATATCTTGCCATCCCATCGACCTAGCTTCACTGCCGGTAGATGTCTAGCATACGGTATCTCATATTTGAATTTATTGGATAGTCTCTTCCTCCAATCTAATGAAAGATTTTCAAATTTGACGTTTACTTCGTCTTTGATTACTAATTTACAACTGCTCATAATTAAAGTTTTACTATTATGTGATCATGCCAATCCCAACTACTTGGCTGATGATTACTATAATACAACTTTTTTGGAAGATTTTCAAGCATTCTTTTTAGGTTATCAGTACCTGCCGCATAATAACCACCACCCAATGCTACTAACGATGCTTTTGGTTTTATTTTACTTTTAATTAATGCTCTCGGTATTCTGTTTCTAACAAATATAACCTTAGTTTCATTGTTTATAAATTTAAATTGTTTGCTCATTTGGTTTAGTTCGTATATGTTTTGGAACATGATTTCAGATATTTTATTATTAACAATAGTTTGTCTATCTAATATTTCGTCATTCTGTACTCTTCGATTTTTTTCGTATACAGGTTCTTTAACTTCAAAACCCCACGAGCATTGATTCAGTATGTCTATACCTGCTCTTTTAAATGCATGTAGCCAAGACCAAAAATCATCTACTTCTTCCTTAGAATTAATCTCTCCACTTACTGGCATCATGATAGGGAAAGCATCTAGCTCTATCAGACCTTGTACAACTTCGTCTCTGTTGTATCCTCCCGAGTCTATCCAAAGTTTATGATAATCGTTGTGTGCTACTAATTTTCCAATTGGGGTATCAGCAGGCACATCTAATCCTCTTGTCGATATACCGAGGTTTTTTAAAGCATCTATTTGTTGTAATGCCTTTTTGCCTTTTACATTCTTGTCCCAATACTCTTGCATAGATTCTGGAGCATTGTTTAATACTACTTCTTCTCCGATAACACGTGCTGACGGTTTTCTAAAACCCATAATTTCTTTTTTGATCTCATCATACTCGTCTAGTAGTGACTCACTTAAAAATTTAAAGTCATATCTTGCCGCAATTAATGTTAGGTAATATGTAGTAACATCATTTTGTGTAAAGGTCCATGTTTTTTTATCACCATCATATACAGCGTAGTTCATTGGTAACCCACGGTGATCTTTTAATGCTCTAACTATTTGTATAATTTTTTTAGTGTATGGAAATTTAATTTCTATTTTATCTACTCCGTCATCGTCTGTAAATTTTTCTATGCTTTTATCAAAGCTGATAACTCTAAATTCTTCATCGTACTGCGGATTATCTAGCAGTGCTTTTATATCCATTCCGTGTGCTTGGAACTTGGTGAGGTATCTTTTGAGTATAACTGTGGCCAATTTGGCTTGTTTCTCAGTCCAGGCATATTGGGCTTCTGCTAGTGATCTCACAGTTTCTTGGTCTTTTCCGTGGGGCTTAATATTAGCTTTAATGGGGTCTGACCAAAAATAATCATTATATGCTAATATTTTAAGTGCTTCGTTAACGGTTTTTGGTAAATCTGTATGCATATTGTCCATCATATTTTAGATAATTATTAGTATAGTATAACATATTTGGTAATACAGTCAACCATGAAAAAAATAAAAAGCAAAAGTGTAAACGTCAAGCAACAACTAAAGATCAAGTTGGAAAACACTCTGACTAGACACAAGAACGCAGTTGGCTATAGACCCACAGAAGCTCAATCATATCATTGGTTCAAGTACTTGAATAAGATGCTATTCAATAGCAGATTGCCAATGGTTCCACTATATGTAAAAAGTATACACGGAGATTGGGGCAGATGTGTTGCTAATTGGGACAACAGAAAGACACCTAAAGGTAAATTTGATCAAAGTGTTATACCTTATCACATAGAAGTGGACTATTACATAGAATTACATCTTAAGTTTCCTAAATGGAAAGATTTTATAGAAACACTAGCACACGAAATGGTGCACCTATACCAAATGACTTGGTTGAAAGATCCTTACTCAAATCACAATGCAAACTTTTTTGCTTGGAAAAGCAAATTTAATGCGGCCGGATTACGTCTGGCTAGATGCTAGTTCTTTTTCAAACTCCGCATACGTTATAACTTTACTGTTACCTAGATCAGTACCTGTCTGTAAATGATTCATATACTCGGGTGGGTTGTCGTGTACTACTGTATAGTTTACGTAAGGTCTCATCTTCAACATATCTCTGAACTGTTTTAACCATCCCTCGAATATATCCGCGGCATGTCTCTCACCATAGCACTCTGTATCTTGGTAGATATTGTTTAGCTGATCCTTGCCATATTCCCTAAAGTCGTATCCTATCAAATAGATATTTTTATGACCATGCACACCGGCTGTCCAGAATGCCGCGTTACCTGAGATCCAGTGAGGATTGTTAGGTATAAGATTTAACATGCCTTTGTGTTGTTTTCTATTAACTTCTAGTGCAGGAGTATAGTGAAAACATTTTTCATAAACTTTGTCCTCACACATTTTTACTGTTACTTTAGTATCTACTGAAAAAATAAAGTCAGGTATAAAGTCTCTATACAATGCATTACATCCATACGTCTGTCCTGTTGCTTTTAGTTTGTTTAGGTCGAATCCTTTACGTGAAGGCCCATTACCTATGCAATATGCATTTCCTCTAGGTACTGCTTTCACTTTGTCTTCGAAGAATTTTGTTTCTTGTATTTTTTGTCCCTTACGTATTATTGTGTTTACAACAATAGTCTCACCTACATATGGTGTCCATTTAATAAGATGTACTTCCGGCTTACCGGTAAGCTGTATAGTTTTCATTTAAGATACTTCTCTTCTAGTCTTGCTTTAATTCTCGTCCATGGTAGTCCTTGTTCGATTTCATCTTTAAACCATTCTGTGTATGCAAGTTTTTGTGCCCACCCTACTCTGTTAGGCATCGCTGGTGTATTAATGTCGCACAATTTTATATTGCCTACATCATGACAAAGACTGTCTTCGGAAACAAATACCGGAACCCCACTAATAATTGCTTCCATGGCAGGATTAGAACTGTGATTAACCACAGCCCATGTTCTTTCTAATGTGTTCTTAAAATCAGTATCATCATAAGTTCTAAAATCTCTCTTAGGTAAACGAACTTTAACATTTTGAAAATCACTTTCTTTAAATTGGATAGTATTACGAGGGTGTGGTCTAACAAGTATTGGCCGAGCAGTATATTTTCTAATTTCACTTATTTGTTGCTCAAACCAAGTTGACATCTTTGGAAGTCCTTTCCATTGTTCTGATGCATCGTGTTGTCCGCATATAACAATTATATCACCTGTTGGATTCCACGGCCTTAGTGTGTGTTTGAATAATGGCCATCGTTTTTCATCAAACTCTTGATTGGCAAAGTCTGCTTGTCTGTTAATACCATTGATGCCTATCTTAAAACTTTCATTCCTTCTAAGTCCACCAACTTCTAATACAATAACAGGTCTTCCAGTAGATCTGTATTCATCCCATATCCTTTTATAGTTTTCCATTCGTCCACGCCACAGCACACTCCATATAACTGCCACATCGGCGTTAGCAGACCTATTGAGAACTACTGTGTCTCCTGCATCTTGCAAACTCTTTATAAATGCGTCGAATATGGGTTTTGAGTTTTGTGGTCCATATTCTGTCCAAACTTCTATCTTCATAAAATATTATTTTAATTGTTTCCAGTATTCAACAGTAGGTTCAGAACGTAAATCACTACGTGATGATGCACCGATTTTTTTACGTTTGCCTTTCATGTGATCCATATACTGTCCTAACTCACTGTTAACAAACACATGATGACCTTTTACACCTTTCCAGTATCCTATGTCGTTTACTTCTATGTTTTTTTCTTTTCTGTATATTTTTGACAAATGCCAAAATACATACGAGTCATGCCATTCTAACAATTTAAAAACGTTGTCAGTCACATAAAGATTTTCCCAATCATTAATAAAGTTTTGTATCTCTGGATGTTTTATATTATATCCAACAAACCCACATTCAGGATATTTTCCACCATCATTAAGTTTTGGATTTTCACGACCCAAGTATGTTAGCATTGTATTTTGAGGCAACAGCTTTTCAAAGAAGTCCATTGGTATTGGTCTAAATGAAAATGTGTCGCCATCAATCCATACGACATAATCATACTCTTTAGCATTACGCACAGCATTTACAACACAAAACACTTTGTTTGAAAATCTAACAGCGTCCCAAAGAAATGATCCCTTGTTTTTGTCAGTACCACCTTTGGTTTGTAGTTCTGCAGGTCGTCTAACTCCACCTTCGATTTCTTCTAGTTCTCCTTTTGCAACAGGATCGTTTTTATGTTTATTTTTAAAATTAAATAATTCTGGTTCGGCAGTGTTTAAGTCGACCCATTGTACCCTATCATAGTTACATTTAGGTTTAGGCTCTTCTGCATACACAACTATATCGACTTCTTTTGGAAACTGCTCAGCCATGGATTCAATACCTTTCTTACCGTATTGTTCCCAACAGCCAGGCTTGTATGATGTGATAACTTTAATTTTCATAATATTGATATTTAATCTACCTAGTCATGTTGTATTTTTTAATCCAATCACTAACAATCCATGCAGGTATAAGTGCCTTGCCGGCTTTCTGACTGGCTTTTGTTATATCTAGTTTAGAATTTTCGCCTGTTCTTTCTTTGTAAAATTTATTTAATTTAGAACTTGTGCTAGTAGTCAGCCAATGCCCAACAGGAACAGTCCACCCGGTTTTTACTTTATTAATAATTTCGTTTGGTAATTTGCCTAGGTATGCCTTCTTAATAAAAGTTTTAGTATCATTTTTATCAGGACCTAATTTTGAATCAGTGTGCATACTCATACAATATTGCATAAACATTTTTGTTGCTAATGGGAAACGTCCTTCCATACTGAAGGCCATTCCGTACTTGTCGTTTCTATTAAACATTTCTTCTGGCACTTGTGCAACACAATCTAAAGCCATATATGATCCTATAGGATCATTAGAATTCCATAATTCTCCTGAATAGCATTTACGAAATTCTTTTATTAGTACATCATCACTTATAGGATTATCGGTTAATTGTAATGGACGTTTTATTCTTTTTAACCATAGTGTTAACACATCGTTCCAATTTTCTATTTTTGTTTTACCTATTTGTTTTTGTAGCCACTGTGGATTTTTCATTTTCCAGTACTTTGGATATCCGGCAAGTATCTCATCACCCATATCTCCAGCCATTGTAACTACAATTTTGTTCTCTGATAAAAACTTATTAGTAGAACAATACATCGACATACTAGGATTGTATACAGGCTGTTCCATGTAGTATATGCTGTCGTCCCAACATTCTATAAATGTTTCAGGAGTTGCTACAACTTCTTTATGATTAAAATTATTTTGTTGTGCGATTATCTTGGCACAGTTAGCGTCACTGTTATAATCTTCATCTGCTTGTACATTAGGCTCCATTCTATTTGTAAATGTATTTGCTTCACCTTTTAATTGTTTTAACTCATAAGCAACCATGCTTGAATCAAGTCCACCACTTAGGAATACACCAATTTTTCTCCTACCTATTGAACACATTTCAACTGTTTTTTTTACGTTTGTTCTAAACTCTTCTGCATTAAATTGTTTGTTACTTGTAGGTTTAATATAAACTCTGTGTGTTTGTGTAATTTTTTTATCGACTATATTGTATACTATGGTCTCTCCGGCTAATAGTTTTTTTATTCCAGTAAAGAATGTATTGCGTAAAGCATTGATTCCTGTCCTTGCCATAAAACTTACAGCAAGATTATCCATTGTTCTGCTGTTAGGAACTTTGTCTAACATTCCTTTTATCTCAGAACCAAAAACTAATCCTTCTTTAATCTCTGCATAATACACAGGTTTAATACCAGCATGGTCTCTACTTAATGTAAGTGTGTTTTTATTAACTTCGTAATAAGCAAAGCCGTGCATAGAATCTATTTCATCAACAAACGATAAGCCAAATTTATCTAGTCCCCAAGCAAGTAGTTCGGTATCACAACCGGTTGTGTCCGTAAAGTCTTTATATTTTTCTTTTAGTTCGTAGTAATTAAAGATTTCTCCATTATAAACAAGTTTGTTTCCTTGAGGTGTTGTCCACGGCTGTGTAGCATCACCTGGCTCACCCATTATGCTTAACAAGTTATGCCCTAGAGTTATATTTTCGTTGTGCCAAACACTCGATCCGTCAGGTCCTCTGTGCTTACATATATCTATAAATTCTTTTATAAATTTTGGATTGTGTTCGGTTATACCGTATATACCACACATTACATTCCTAACTTTTCTTTAAATCTTTTGAACACCGTACCATTTCTAATTTCTTTTTCACTCCACAGTTTGTATCCGAGATCGTTTAGCCATTGAGTTCTGTCGGGATATTCCGGAGTTTCTATGTTGTTTAAATCTTTGTTAGCTACTGGCCAACTAATTGCAAGGTCTGAGGTATTAAACGTAGGTATCCCGCGAACACAAGAGTCAACACCGGCAGTGGAATTATGTGTAACAACAGCATGACAATTAGATATTGCTTCTTGGAAATGGAATCTATAATACTTTTTTTCATCTCCTTGAAAGAACTTTTGTCCTACAATAACTTCTACATCGTCTGGAAACTCTTTCATTCGTTCTTCTATATGAGCAACATGATTTGGATGAGGCCGTACAATAAATTTTCTATCGGTCATAGGTCTCAATTTTTCATAAACTCCGTTGAACCATTCAATAGGATCGAGATTGTTCATGCTCCAGTTGTCTTTAGGTTGTAGCACAAACATAATTGGATCATCTTGGTTAGATTTTCTCCATGGTTCACTTTTAACATTCCATCTAGCTTTCGCGGCTTCCCATCTATCAGGGGGACTGTTATCTGACAAGAAGTCGCCGTTGTTCATGGGCGAAAATAATGAAACTCGCCAGTGATGTTTATCACCGTGTACATTGCCAAAACTTGAAAGTAATCCTCCGTCAAATGTTATTATTTTAATTCCTTTTTTCTTTGCACGTTCTACTAGATCTCGTCTACGTCCCTTTGTGTGATGCATTTGGTTACTGCCACCATATCCAAACATGCAACCGATCGGTGCTGTTGGCTCCATTTCATCTTTAGTCCAATCCCCAGTCTTTGTTTCATTAATCATTATAGGTTCGTCACCACAAGCTCGTATACCTTCAGCCATGTATTGCAAGAGATCATAACTTGCTCCTCTGCGTCTATCTTTTACTGTTCTTCTAAATATTTCAACTTTCATCTAGTATTCTCCATGCATATCCGTTGCTTATTTCTTCTGCTGTGAATTGACCGTATGCCATTGAATAGTATAACGGTTCTCGGTCAATGTAGCAAGGTTTTTCTATCTTTGAGAAATCTGTTTCTGATATAGGTGCACAGGCATTATGCACATCAGTAAAACACGGAATACCTCTAGTAGTAGCTTCTAATGTGATATTTGAATTGTAGGTAACAATAGCATACGCATTATTCCAATCGATTGGTCCACTAGGTGCAGTATTATCTTTGCCTGCTACTATCATTCCTCCGTTGTCATTGTATCCTATAATTGGATTATATCCTTTATTCTTTACTATTATTGGACGATCGGTATTAGCTTTAAGCGTCTCTAATGTTTGGTCTAGCCAGTTGTGTACTCCAAAAAATTCTTTTATAGCATTAGATGGCGGGCATACAATAATATTCTTCCCGTCTTTCTTCCACGGGTTAATAGGCCACGGAAATGATTTTTTAAAACGGTCATCGGGTCTGTTCTCTTGCCAGGTCTTTAAATGATTGTTCTTTACAATTTTAGTGTAGTAAGGATTGTTTCTTGTTTCACCCCAATACGGTCTGTCCATGTAATAAAAATCAATCTTGTTTTTTTCTGCCCATTTATATACTAGATGTGTTCCACGTAGCACTCCAAACATTACAGCTTTAGTACAATCTTTTTTATTAATAATTTCATTAGGTAATAACTTTTTTGCACCAGGTAGTCCTTGCATTGCCCAGTCGACATATTTTTCTGTGAGTTGTCTATTAGTGGAACTAACGTAAATCATTACTCGTATTTAAGGTTGTCTTGTTACCAGATATAAATTACCAATTTAATCTAAATGTCTAACTAATTCTGCAACATTCACTTTAAAATTAATTAAATCGCTTTTTCTCTTTATGCCTGCAGGCTTTTTCTTACCATCCATTGGTACTGGCACTGTGTCTGCTAGGTATAGTTCATGCTTTAATTCTAAATGGTGTGACAATACTGGATAAACTTTTTTATGAATCATTTTAGGGTCTTGTATTTCGATTACCTTTGTTCCACGCTGACACCATAATAAATTTATTAGACCTGCACCATGAGCCGCAACAATGTGTGTTGCTTCTGCAAATGTTTTCATTTGTTCTTTGATACTCATATTTTCAAGCACAACTGCTTCATAACCTTTAAGTGCTAACAGTAGTTCATCAGAGTTTGTTAGTTTTCTTGTTCTAGCACCTGGACGTAACACAACAATTTTTCTGTGTGCTCTTATGCCTTTAAGTCCAGGTCTTCCTTTAAAATGTCTTAGCCATGGGGCTAGGTGAGGAGTAATAACACCGTCTCTAGAATTACTTAGACTAGGCACTAGCAAATGTTTAAACTGCCATGTTTCCCCTTTTGGCATCACTAGAACTTTAACTTCAGGAAATAATTCTTTGATGCATTTTTTTAGATACTTGCTTTCGTTTGCTAACACATAACAGTATCTTGTAAAGTCTGTGGACCATCTTTTTTCCATAAGTCTAAATTTAGATATAACGTCAATCCAAATATGCCATGGGTTTTCTGCACTTGCTTCATCAATTGGTAACCATACGTAATGATATTTCTTGTCAAAGAATTCAGTAGTAGGTGGTAATGCAACATCCACATCATCACTCCAGTCAGTCCAAAGTTTGTGTGATTTTTGAGGTTTGTGTTTGCTGGCATGTGTGAGTCCCCAAACATAATTGGTTATAAGTTTGTTAGCCATAGTAACAAGTACCGGGCAAGTGTTTACCTTAACATTATGAAATTCTGCGACGAACGTTGGTAAACTTGTAAAGTTTGGATCAATATCTTCATGGTATGGCACTGTATAATCATAACCATTATCTACCATTTCCCATTTGTCTAAAAAGTATTTGATCGAATCTATGTTTTTCATGTTTGCATTTTGTCAGTAAGTATACTATAATTATACTACTAAACAACAGCATGAGCAAATTATTATCAAATGGGTGTAGTTTCTTAACACCGAGAAACAAAGACGGGGTAGACACATTTACCACAAAAATCTTAGCGGAAGGTTATAATCTAGAATTGTTTAACCTTGCAATGGGTGGTCGTGGTAATACTAGAATAAGTTTTTCAACTAAGGTTTGGTGTGAGCAAAATAATAACGAAGATATTTTTGCTGTGATAGGGTGGTCTAGTGCAATAAGGAACGATTACATAACAGACGACGGGTGGAAGAAAGGCCGTATACCAGGTACTGATCTTACTTGGCGGACTTGGAAGACATTGGACAATGTAAGTTTCATACGAAAACAAAAAGGCTGGGATATAGAAAACAATCTTACTATGAAGTTCCTTAATAATGTTTTTGATTTGCAAAATTATTTTGAACGTAAGCGAATACCTTATGTGATGTATAACTCTCTGCCTAACGATTTTGGTAACGGCACCGAAGACTTTACTGTAATTAGAAATGCAATCAACATGGATAGATTCTTTAATCCAAAAGTGAGTCAACTTGAATTTGCCTCTGATAAAAATTTAATAGTAAGTCCTAACGATCCACATCCGTCAGCCGAAGGCCACGAACAGTGGGCAAAACAATTAAAAGAATTTATAGATGTTAACAATTTACGCACCATTTAATAATAAAAATAGCAAAGCATACGAAGTCTTCGATGGTGTGCAAAAGTCTTGGCCTGAAGAAACAAAATTGCTAGATAACCAAACTGAAATAGAACCTATAGCAAACAGTATGTTCTGGGGATTTGTTGGTAACAATAGAGCTATGGTTAAAAAATTAGAAGCACGTAAACATCAATTTTGGTTTACTGATACTCCATACTTTGGTAGATTCGACAACAATAATTTAAAAGCAGACAATCACTATTGGCGTATATGTAGAAATAAAATTCATGCAAGTTATATAAGGGGTTGTAAGGCTGATAGGTTTGAAAAGTTTAATATACAAATTAAAGCACCTAACTTTAAAGGCAGTTACATATTAGTATGTCCTAGCTCAGCTGGTATTCACAACTATTTAGACAGACCTAATTGGACAAAAGAAACTGTAGAACAAATCAAAAGATACACAGACAGACCAATAAAAATTAGACAAAAACCTAGGGGCAGGGGAACATCAGGACCAAGCGAAGCAACAGTTCCACTGTCAGAGGATTTAAAAGATGCTTGGTGTTTGGTAACAAGTTGTTCGATAGCGGCCGTGGAAGCACAGTGTATGGGCATTCCGGTCATAGCAGATAACAAGAGTTTTGCTAAAGAAGTTGCAGGACAAGAACTTGCAGACATCGAAAATCCTTTCTTTGTTGGTTGCGAAGAATGGCTATACAGTCTTGCCTATCAGCAGTTCACACCAGAAGAAATTACTAGCGGAAAAGCAGTAGAAATATTATTGGATAAAGGAATATTGTGAAAATAGAAAAAGTAAACAACTTGTGGGTTCCATCAAATGACATACATATTGAGCAATGGAAGACGGGGCAACCATTCACACAGAACAAATGTCTGCTGAAATTCCTGGCTTATTGTCAAACACAGAACAAGAAATTCAAGACAGTTATAGACGTAGGTGCATGGTGTGGTACATGGTCTAAGGCTATTGAGCCATTTGCTAAGAATGTAATTGCTTTTGAACCTGACAAGGTGCACTTCGCATGTCTACAACGTAACTGCACAATCAACTGTGATCCTCGACAAGAAGCTGTGGGATCTGAAATAAAACACATATCTCTTACGGAAGATGACTTCACTCAGGCAAAGAGGGTGGAGAAAGAGGGAGACATCCGGATGGTTACACTGGATAGTCTAGCATATGAAAATGTGGACCTGATCAAGATAGATGTCGAAGGATACGAAATGGAAGTGCTTAAAGGTGCAACAAAAACATTAGAAAGTGTGCAGTATCTAATGATAGAATTAAACAATAATACTAAAAAATATGGAAGTAGTAATGCTGAAATTGAAAAACACATAAGCTCAATGGGGTTTAAGGTGCTAATGGATCATTGGCCAGACAAAGTTTTTTACCGTGCATAACTTAAATTAAATACTTAAAATGAAAATTTTTATAACAGGCGTCGCAGGATTTTTAGGGTCACACCTAGCAGATTTGATGATATCACAAGGACATACTGTTGCCGGTAATGATAACATGATCGGTGGTTATACAGATAATGTACCACAAGATGTGGAGTTCCATCAAGTGGACTGTTGCGATCTAGAGAACATGACCAAAGCAATGGAAGGATGTGATATAGTGTATCACACTGCCGCTACTGCCTACGAAGGTCTTTCTGTATTTTCTCCTGTACTTGTTACAAGAAATATTTTTGAAGCATCAGTTACAACAATCACTGCCGCAATAAGAAACAAGGTGAAACGTATTGTGTATTGTTCAAGCATGGCAAGATATGGCCATCATGATGAGATGCCATACAAAGAAGATTACGAATGTCGTCCACAGGATCCATATGGTATCGCAAAGAAGGCAGGTGAAGATGTGTTAAGAAATTTATGCGAAACACATGGAGTAGAGTATGTTATTGCTGTACCGCACAACATAGTCGGACCGAGACAGAAGTACGATGACCCGTTTAGAAATGTAATGTCTATCATGTTAAACAGAATGCTACAAGGCAAACAACCTATCATATACGGAGATGGTATGCAACAACGATGTTTTAGTTATATTGATGATTGCTTGTATTGTTTGAATGCACTTGCATTCCAAGATAACGTTGTTGGCGAAATTATCAACATAGGACCAGACGAAGAACCTATAACAATCAATGAGTTAGCAGAAGCATGTGCCAACGAAACTGGAATTAATTTAGATCCTATACACCACAAGGACAGACCTAAAGAAGTTAAACTAGCAGTGTGTTCATCGGACAAAGCAAGAGACTTATTAGGTTACAGCACAGCAACGGACATGAGAACGTCTGTTAGAAAGACTGCTGAATACATTAGATCCAGAGGTACAAAGAAATTTCAATATCACTTACCGTTAGAGATCATAAACGACAAGACTCCAGAGACTTGGAAGAATAAACTAATATGATTTCTTTTTGTTGTCCGTCGAGAGGCAGACCCGAACTGGCAAAGAGATTAGTTGATACTGCAACCGAAACACAAAATGGCAATACAGAGTTTCTATTTTATCTTAATGATGACGACGAAAAGTTAGAACAATACAAAGATCTATTAGACGAAAAACATTATACAGTTGGTCCAAATCAATCCACTTGTTATAGTTGGAATTTAATGGCCAACAAAGCAAGTAATGATATTGTTATGCTTATGGGAGATGATGTACAAGTACAAACACAGAATTGGGATCAAATGATTGCTGACGAATTTCTCAGATATGAGGATAGAATTTTGATGGTAGTACCTAGTGACGGACGAGCCAAAGGCAATAAGAATCACGGTGAAGACGCAATTCGTTGGCCAGACAAACCATTACCAGCGGCACATTTTGCAGTACATAAAAACTGGATCACTACGTTAGGATATCTAGCACCTCCTTTCTTTTGGCACTGGCACGTGGACACATACACACAAAAGGTTGCACGTAAATTAAACAGGTGCCTTTTTTTGCCAACAGTAACATTCAAAGCAAAGAAAATCATTAACGATAATGCAGGCAAACAAATACGTCATAATCTTAATATTAATGTAAGAGATAATTTTGTTTGGGAAAAAGTAAGAGACAGACATCTACAAGCAGACGTACAAGCATTAAAGGAAAAAATAATTTTAGTTGGAATGTAAATTTTTTAAACTGCTCTTTACAAGAAACAAGTTTAAAGTTATTCGTTGTTGTGTTTGGTTACTTTCGTAACTGTGCCAAGTTTTACCTTGCTGTCCGCAAAATATAAAAGTACTATTAGGTTTCCACTCCGCTTCTTTAACAAATGCTTTTTCATCCTGTTCTGTGTACATTTTAGTTCCTACATTCACTTCTGGAGTTATGTAGGTTACACTGCTCCATATTTTTTCAAGCCCTTCTTGGTGTATGTAGAACTTATAAGGTAACGGAGGAGTCACAGAAATGTGAGCATTGACGGCTAGATCTTCGAACCATCTATAATTAGGATATTGGTCACACAACTGTTTTGCATTATCTAAAATTGTTTTACCTATATCATGTATTTGATCATAGAACTTAATGTTATGATCAGCAAAATCTTTTGGAAATATATGAACAAGTTTGTCTTTGGGCACCTCTATGTTGAGACATTGTTCTTTAAGTTTAACGAATTCTTCTTGTGGCAATGTGTCTTCTATAATTTGGTGCGGCCAGGGATTGTTGATTGCCGTGCTGGTGGTACATTTACTTACAAAATGTTTACCAATCATTGCATACTTCCTATCTTATTAACAGTATCTCGTTGTTCTGCCTGTAGTTTTGATTCCATATCACTTGTCCATTTATCGTTGAACTTGGCCCTAGAACATGTGTTACAGATCAAGTTCTTTTTTTCTTTGGAATATTTTTTATCGTATATTATTTCGTGTTCTTTTTGCATGTTTTTCCATGCTCCCTCAATTCCGATTTCAAAAATGTTTCCATAGTCTGTCTTTCCTTCTGCATCGTCACAACACAAAACTGCTTGTCCGCTCACTAACACTTCCATCTTCCTTAGTATACGTCCGGAGCCCATAGCACATCCTTGCATGTAGTTGTTCTCATCAATTACAGCATTGTAGGGTTTGGTCCAGTCGCCATCTCCGTCACCCATTCTATTTTCAATCCAATTACTTTTTGACTTCACTTTACCTAGTGTTGCATTTTGATATTCGGTGATCGTTGAGGCACTAGCAGTGGCCGATTGATTTTTGTGTTTAACACCGATTCTAATCCTTTCTGAAAGTTTTGGATAGTTTTCTTTTACAAAGTTTAGACTTTTCAGTGTCTTGTCTTTTTTAATCTTCATAAATTCCCATAGTTCTTCTGCGGTATGTCCAATAACACTCATATGAACATTGCCTATTAGGTGTTTGTATTTGTTTAAAATTTCACACTGTTTTTTAGTGAATGACACACCGTTAGTAGTAATACCAACATTAATTTTATAGTGATTACACAGTTCCATGATGTACTCTAGATTAGGTTGCACTAGTGGATCACTGTATCTCCATGGGCTAATAGCACACGCATAATCTTTTACTTTGTATTTTTTTATAAGTGAACCGTAGTCGTGTACCAGCATACCTAATTGTTCTTTGGTCATTAGTTGGCCGTGATATGTTTTGTCTTCACTTAATGTGGTATATGGACAACAATAACATTTTGCGTTGCATAAGTTGATAGGTTCAAATGCTATTGCCGAGGGCAATGGTATCTCTCTATACATTTTCTTTCACCATTATATAATCTTGATTAAACACACTGTCTATACCTTTGCACGTGTACCCCCAACTTTCTAAAAGTTTCTGTGCATGAGTATTTCCTCTGTTTTGTTCTATTACAACAACTGGCTCGCACTTTTTAATAGTTTGTTCTGAACCTTTTAGTGCTTTGAATTCGTATCCCTCGATGTCGTATTTTATAAAACAAACATTTTTAAAGTTAAATGAGTCTATTGTTTTTATAGGTACAGCAACATCGCCGTGATCTTTAATTCTGCCTACTTTATTGCTTGTTGTGAATGTTGTGCCTTTCTTATCTCCTATTCCGCAAACATGATACGTAAATTTATTCATGTCGACTACATTTTTTTCAAACATATTTTTTTTATTTCGAAAATCAAAACAATGTATGTGTGTAAAGTACTTTTCCATTTCCCTAGCAAATCCACCTTCTCTGCAACCAACGTCTATGCCAATTCCGTTTTCTTTTATATAAGGTAGTGCTAATTGAAATGTGTGATTCCATCCCTCAATCTTTTTAGGTATTTCAGCAAGTGTACCTAAGAAATTAGTTTTTATTTGCATAGTCAGTTAACCATTTTTCTAAAGCTGGGCCATCTAGTGGTTCTGGTGTGAGCCATTCTTGTACACCATGAGTCGACGCCCATTTACCACTTGGCAGTTGCCATGCATTGTGCTTAGGTTCTTCAACATGTCTGCCAACCATATATCTCCGTGTGCCGGGCCCGAATGGTTTGATTTCAGATTGGACTACGATTAATCCTAATTCATCGATCCACTGAAGCATTCTGTTCATGTGTTTCATAACTGTACTTATCTTGATTTAATTTAGTGGATTATGCACTGAAAAGATTGATTACTTCTTTCTTCCAATCATCGGA